CGTAGTGCGGCGTGGGATTTTAAAAACAAACCACATAATGATGTCGAGCTATGGTTCTCAAAGCACGGGTGCGACCTGAACATCGCGAGCGGATACAATTTGGTGGTCGAACACATCAGGGCTCTGCCAGTCGTCCCGTGCCTGATTGTGGTCGATACTCTCCACCGCTTCCTGAACGGCGACGAGAACAGCGCACAGGACGCCAAAACCATGTTGGATGCTTGCGCGGCTCTCATGAAAGAGTTCGACTGCTCGGTGCTCCTCGTGCACCACACAGGCGTCTCAGACGAGGCACAGCACAGGGCTCGAGGATCTTCGGCGTGGAAAGGTGCTCTTGATATTGAAATCAGCGTCATACCGCCCAAGGATGGCCACGCGGGGCAGATCGTTCAGCGCAAGTCTAAGGATGCTGAACAGGCCGACGATATCTTCTTTGGGCTCGAGTCGGTCACCATACCTAAATGGTTCGATGAGGACGGCGAGCCAGTCACGAGCGCGGTGTTTGTCACGGCATCTGCACCGCCTCCGAAGGCGGAGAAAAAAGATAGTAAATACGACTCATTCCGCAAAATGTTTGAAAGAGTTTGGTGGGAGACGGGGGCGCAAGAGCATGAGGGGTTGCCTTACATTTCTAGGAAGGATCTCAGTGGGAAATTGGAAGAAGATGGCATCGCGCCGAGGACAATTCGGAATTATATGAACGCGGGTCAGGTAAATGGTATGATTAATGTCCTAATAAATGGCGGTTATCTTACCCAAACAACGATGGGATTTGTCGTTAGTAATGAGGTTTCAGCGTCCGCATTATTGATGCAAAAGAATGGTCAGAGAGGTGACTCTGACTGACTCTCACTGACTCTAGAGTCATTGGGGGCAAAACGCGAGGAGACTGACTCTCACTGACTCTCCTCCCTTTAGGGAGAGAGTCAAAGAGTCATCCGATGCGGCGAAGTTTTTGAGTACCACAACAGGAGAAGTAAAATGAAAGAAGGCAAATCTAAAAAGTACCCATACGATGATCAGGTCGAAGAATTAGTGCTTAAAATTCTTGAGGTCACGACTGACCATTTGAATAGGATTGATAACCTACCTTCAAAATATAAAATTTTCGTTGGTATGGACGCCATATTGGATACGTATTTGTTTATCACCGCATCAGGTCCGATAGGGTTCAATGGTCGGAAGTACATGAACGACCATCTTGATGAGGTCTTGAGCCACTTTATTGATGAGGCCATGAGGGATGATGGAAAAGAAAAAGTAAATTAAATAAAAAGATAAAAAAGTACTTGCATAGCATTTTTAGCCATGCCATAAACATCGGGCGGGGCGGTGGTCGCCCCCCCAAATTGGAGATTGAAAATGACAAAGATTAAATTTCACAGCGAGACTGATGCAAACAAAGTTCATTTTGATTTTGGCTCAGTTGACAAAAAAGGTCGCAAGGTTGGAGCCTTCATCCATACTTCGACACGGGAATACGTCCCATACGTCGAGGGCGACAATTGTTGGTACAGCACCAACAAGGATGTTGGCACTTACTTTACTTTCAGGCCGCACCTTACAAAGAACGGTGTATCATTCGGAGCCTATCAGGATCATCGTTACTTCAAAACGGAAGCTGAACGTCAAGAAGCGATCGAATCCTACCTCGCCAACGCAAAGAAGCGGCACGGTTAAAATTAGAGGGGGCTCCGGCCCCCCTACCAACCTCAGATGGAGGAAGAAATGAATATCAAATATCGATCGCTCATCACAAAGGATGAGATACAGAGCGCAGACGATCTGGCCGCGTCGATCAAGTCGGGCCCAATCTATGCCTATTTCAATGATCGCCCGATTGCGAAGGTCAAAATTGATCATAGCAGATATGAAATCGAAGGGCATGGTGATTGGAGGCGGTTGCCAATATGGGAGACGACGACCGTCGAGCTTTGGGACGCCTTCAAAAAGTTTGCAGAGAAGGTGTCAATTAATTTTAAATAAAGATAAAAAAGTGTTTGCATAGGCAATCGAACCGTGGCATAAAGATTGGGCGGGACGCGGTGTCCCCTTAAATTGGAGATGAAAATGAGCAATGTATTTTATGTTTACCAAGATCAATATGGTTTCCGCATCGACGTGAAAACTAATCAGGGAACCAAAATCGAGCGTGACTTTGCTTACAATGCACCGATTTTCAACACACAAATGGGTGCATATGCTTACATCGCTGATCATTGCAAATAACGGGGGCATTTGCCCCCACTCACCTTTTAGATGGAGATTTAAAATGACAAATGCATATGATCGTGGATCCGCAGATTCATACTACGGGCGTGGCTTTAACCCGCACTACCTTGATGGTGGTGTACGGGTGCAGATCGAAGATGGTACGCCAGAGTATTGGGAGTACCTCAAGGGTTGGTCAGAAAACACAGATTTCAAGGATTGGGGGTAATCATGGCTCAAGTAAAAACACACGCCGTAACCATAAAGCAAACCTTGAACTCCAAGTTCTTCAACCTCGGTGTGGAGGACGTTCGTAAAGGGCGTCCCTTCAAATACGATCTGCTTGATCAAGACGAGTGGCACTATGTTCGAGGTCGTCATTTTGCGCGGGTATTCAATGGGGAGATTAAGAATGGCCGATGCTTGAGAACAGAGGCTTTGTATAAATTTGCAGACGCTTGGTACAGCGGTGCAATCATTTAAAAGGAAATTGAAATGAAAGATTATCACGTCACACTGACGGTTAAAAACAACCATCTGTTCAATTACATGCAGATGAAGGGCATAGATACCGTGAAGAAGCTGTCAAAGCAAACTACGGTTTCTGAATCTACAATAGGAAATTTTCTTAACCTTCAAGTAGCTCCTATGGGCAGAAGTGGGTGGAAACCAACTGTTCTAACCCTCGCAGAGTTCTTTAAATGTCAACCAGAGGACTTATTCCCGCCACAACATATTCATGAGCCTATGGAGAAAAACAAGGCATCCTTTGAGATGAGCAGTCAAGACGTGACGCAAATCACATCGTCATTACGCCAAACTGCATTGTCGCCAGAAGTGTCAATGATGATCGGGCAATCGCACGATTATTTACACAAAAGATTGCAAGAAATTCTTGACCCAAGATCATATGAAATTATCAAAGCGCGATTCGGTTTGGACACAGGTGAGGTTGATACATTAGATAAACTTGGCAAACGTTTTAAAGTAGCGGGTTCTCGCATTCGCCAGATTGAACTAAAAGCTTTGAAAAAATTACGTTTCCAAGCAAGACCTAAAATTGATCCACATTTTTCTGAAGCAATTAAAACCATATTGGGGTTCGAATGAAACAATATCAAATCAATGAGCATGCGTACGCTTGCGAGATCAAGCCCCTTCATGGAAGCACAGAGATTGGGGTTTATATTGATCAAAATGACTCTCGCAGATGGAAAATTTTAGTTGGTGTTATCACTCACCCTGTTGGTTCGACGTGGTGGTTTTGGCATCCAAACAATCAAGAAAAAAAGTCTCGTTTTCGTTCTAAACGTGGGGCTTTAGAAAAAGCAGATATTGTTTCAAAAACGTTTAACGCCTTTAAAATTAATGAAAAGAAACGAAAAGCAATAATTTATTATGAAAAAAACACGGAAAAAATTTCTTTAATTCGCAAAGAAACTCGAAAACTTAATAAACTTCAAAAACTCTCTAAACTTAACGAACTGAGGTATGACTTCGGGAATTGAAGAGGCTCTTGAAGATATCTTCCTTTTGCCGTATGCTTCGCACCACAAATCAGGGGCGTTGCATGGCAAAAGTTGGCAGACCTTCCACGTATGATCCAAAATACTGCGAAACGGTGATTGAAGCCGGAAAGCTTGGTAAATCGTACACGCAAATGGCTGTTGCATGTGAAACATTTCGCGTAACACTCGATCGATGGCAAGAAGAGCATCCAGAATTTCGTACTGCTGTCGCGCACGCGCTAACCCTCGCTCAAGATTGGTGGGAAACCGCGGGGCAAAACGGCATGCTCATGCGAGAGTTCAACGCGAGCGTCTGGAAGCACATGGTGGCTTCTAGGTTCCGCGATGATTACGCCGACCGCAAGCTCACCGAGGTCACTGGCCGCGACGGTGGAGCCCTTCAGATCGAGGCCGTTACGATCGACGTAAAGGATCTCGACCCTGACGCTCGAGACGCTATCAAGGCGGCTCTGTTGGCCGCGGCTGAAGGCCAGTGAAGCACGAGTACATCATGATCGACGGGAAGCGCATCGATGTGAAAGCATCGCTCCGCGAGATCTCGAAGGTTGAATGTGCATCGAGCCTCTCCGAGTTCATCGCCCAAGCGTGGCATGTGGTGGAACCTGGGCAAGAGTACGTCCACAACTGGCATATTGACCTGATCTGCGACAGCCTCGAGGCCATTACCGACGGCGTCATGGTGGACGACGAACGCTATTACAATCGGCTCCTGATCAACGTGCCGCCTGGCGCGATGAAGAGCCTGATCGTTAATGTTTTCTGGCCTGCGTGGGAG